TTACTGGTAGCCGCACTGATGTGGCACTAGAAGAGAATAAAGTACCGACTCTATTGGATATATTTGCAGAGAAAAATACCGCAGGTGCAGCACAGGCAGTAGCTCCAATAGTAGCAGACAAAACTGTACCAGCAGTAGCAGCAACCAGTAATTTACTTGAACGTCTTAAACAACAGAGAGAAGGAGCAGCGAAATGAAACTAATCTATACTTTCGTAGTAGAGATTGATGTACATAGTCTCGAAGATTGGAAAGATACTGATGTAGAAGGTGACGTACCTATTACCACAATTCAGCAGGCAGCAGAGTATGATAAAGCCGCACTGGAATCTGGAGCACTTGATCCGATTGATGTATTGTGCGGCGCCGATTCTTATATAGTTACCGTACAAGGAGTAGAGTAAAATGAGAGCTAAGCCAGCAGCCCCGGTAGTTCCTGAAGTGCAGAATGTCCAAGCAGTACTAGCTGAGCGAGGTTCTCGTTACGGCAAATTTTCTAAACATGCTGAGATTACTCAGACTCTTAAGCGTGTAATGAGAGAGACTCCTAACTGGACTCTGTTATCTTCAGCCCAGAAAGAATCTCTGGAAATGATAGCGCACAAGATTGGTCGAATATTAAATGGTGATCCTAACTATTCTGATTCTTGGGTTGATATTGCAGGATATTCCAAGCTTGTTGCTGATCTGTGCGAAGGGGTTGACAACTGACCCCGGCTTACGCTACACTTGTATCTCATTACCTGAGCAGTGTCGGGGGCAATACTAATACTGCAATTCATTTCATTCATTCTTATTAATATCTACTAAAGGAAATATATCATGTCTGATGCAAACATTGACTCCCTGTTGGCTATGTCCCTTGACGATCTGCCGGATTTGCCTGAGTTTAAAGTCTATCCTGCTGGTGCCCACCGAGTTACAATGAAGTTTGAGAAGAAACAAATTGGTACTCACCCGGCAGTTGAAGCTAAGTTCACGATGATTGCAACTGAAGAACTTACTGATCCGGCTAAAGACCAGCCAGTTGATGCAGGCACCGAGAGTTCAGTTGCTTACATGCTGGATAATGAGTTTGGTCTGGGCAATCTGAAGGACTTGCTTAAGCCGCTTGCAGAGCATTTTGGTATTGTGACTAACGAAAAGGGTGCAACTCTTGCAGTTATCGCAGCTACCAACGAAGCGAATCTGGAAGTAGTCATTGTAACTAAGACTCGCCAGAACAAAGAAAAGACTCAGACGTATCTGGAAATTACGCAACTTATTGTTGTTTGAGAGAAGTAACCAGCAGTAAGTAGTAAATTATAAAGCCTCAGGTATTGCAGTAATGTGGTACTTGGGGCTTTATGCTTTAAGATACTTATAAGATAACGGAGAACTATAAAATGGTAGAATATTGTGTATCGCAAATGCTTAATGCGCTTGCATCTACTGAGATTCCTAATGAATGGGAAAGAGAGTTTGTAGAAAAGACTCAATATAAAAAGAAAGGTACATTCTCTATTCAACAATACAATCGTGTATTAATTCTGTATAATAAATACATAGGCGTACCATCTGGAGATATGCAAGTATCCCGCGACTACAACTATGGAGATAGTAATGTCAGCTAAACTTCTATTCCTAGGTACTCCAGAAGATCAGCCTTATTTGCCTAGACTCAAGCGGCTCTGTAATACTAGCTCCGTTATGGCAGCCTTAACTCCCATTAGTACTTGGTATGAAGTCAAAGCTTTCTGCACCAAGTCTAATATCTCTGGAGTCCTGTCTGACTCAGTTAAGCTTTTAAAAATCTTAACTCAAGATGACTCAGCTAAAATAGATGAATATGCAGGGTCTTATTTCCGCCGTGATAATATCGAAGTTGTATTCATTGATCCTCTGCCCCAATTAGTTTCACTTCCTTACGGGGAATTTGTAGCTCGCAGATATATCTCTAAACTTACTGATCCAGATACTTGGAATCGCTATCCTGCATTCTCTTACACTGTAGGTACCCCTGATAAAATCGAAGGAATCTATCATGACTTTAAAAGCGCGTCGCTTATTGCTGTGGACATCGAGACTGTCAAACTTAACCTCGCTATTACGAGTATTGCTTATACTGCTGTGTTTCTTGATGGCAGTGGCATCGGTGGCGCACCTAGACTTTCCAGCTTTGTTCTGGAAATGGACTCCGAGTATTCACTAGCATGGATGCGCAAGTTTAATTCTCTCCCAAATCGTAAGGTATTTCAGAATGGAAAGTACGACAATAGCTATTTGTTGCGATACAATGCAGCCGTGGAAAACTGGTTCTTTGATACAGCGACAGCTTTCCATTCTTGGTATACAGAGTTACCTAAAGACCTCGCAATGTTATCCAGCTTTTTCCATAGGGAAGGACGCTATTGGAAACAAATGTCGAGCGGAAACAGTGCAGAGCGCCTTGAGTATAACTGCCGAGATACATTCGCTACTGCAATCGTTGCGTGCGAGTGGTTGTTACAAGCGCCGGTTTGGGCAGTTACAAATTACAGGCAAGAGTTTCCGGTTAACTTTCCTTGCATCTTAGCGGAAATGACAGGAATAAAGAGAGACATGGAAATGTTTGGAATTGCTCGTGCCCAGATAGAAGATTTAATAAAAGTTAAATCAGACAGACTAGATACAATGCTTGGAGTTAAAGGATTCAATGTTAACTCTAATCCACAGATGAAACAACTAATGACAGTACTTGGCTGTGGAGATATTGCAGCAGATAGCTGTGATGAAAAAGGACTTAACAAAGCAGCATTCCGGCATCCTCTAATTGCACACATCACTGAACTAATTGTAGGTTTGCCTACTGCTCAGTACGCAGAAGAGTTTGGTATTAGAGGATTAAGAAAACTTAAATCTACTTATCTTCGCACTGATGAAGATATAAAGAAGAAAGGCGATAGAGGATACAAAGAATTAAATGGACGAATACTCTGGTCACTTAACCCTCACGGTACTGATACAGGGAGACTTGCCTCAAAGGAACATCATTTTTGGTGTGGCTTACAGGGGCAAAATATTCCGAGAGGGGTTGAAGTTAAGCAAACTCTCGTTGCAGATGCTGGATTTAGAATTGCAGAAGTCGATTTGGAGCAGGCTGAAAGTAGGGATACTGCACATATTGCCGGATGCGAATCCCTTATTAGTGCAGTCAGCGGCTCAAGAGATTTCCACAGTGTTAATGCCTCTGCTTTCTTTGGCGTATCCTATGAGTCTATTTATTCGGATACCACTAAGAAAACACTGGACAAAGTACTCCGAGACTTAGCTAAGCGAGTGAATCACGGAGCCAATTATAATATGGGTGCCAATGTACTAGTGGAAACTATGGGGCTAAAAAATATTTATAAAGCAGCCGCTGCTCTTGGACTTCCTGCTTACTATACCCCGAAACAGATAGCGGAATATTTGCTGTCTTGTTTCCATAAAGTATATCCTGAATTACAGAAAGTATATTACACTGGAATCGTGCACGAGATTAAAACTACTCGTATGCTTGTCAGTAAAGCTGTGCATGATTCTCCCTATCATGTGGCTGGTTGGGTGCGTTATTGTTTTAGTGATCCAGAGAAAGATAAGCGGGCTTTGAATGCTTATGTTGCTCATGCTCCACAGAGCTTAAATGCAATGACATTGAATAAAGCCTTTATGAGAGTGTTCTATGAAATCGCTATTAATCCGTTGTATCGAGACCACTTTAGATTGCTTGCGCAAATTCACGACTCTATACTGTTCCAGTTCCGGGAAGGTTATGGTTTCCTTGCAGATAGAGTCAAAACTATTATGGAAATACCAGTTTCAGTTACTGCTTATGATGGAAAAACTAGAACGTTTACTGTGCCGGCTGCAATCAAAGCTGGAAAAGATGGACTAGGTGCGCTGCGTTGGAGTGAAACAGAATGAACACAGTTGATAACATTGTGATTGGGAAGTCACTTAGATTTGCTGACGAATTTGTTAGAAAGTATTTCCCTGATAACATAGCAGCGTATCGAACAGGAACTGTTGGTTCAAGATTCCACGGTATTAGGGCTAAGAAAGTTTGGCTAGTAATGCTTAGCTTACGCCCTGGATACTTAACTGAGCTAGAACGAGACGATATATTCTATACAATAGAAACTGTTAGGACTCCAGACTTTATTGGTGTCATTGAAGTAAGCGAGTTCTAAGAAGCTCTAAGGATAATTCAAATGACTTCCGGCAGTTCTATTATACAACAAGTAGCGAGACTGGCTCCAGTGCTCTCACCGGCGCCAGCTCCTACAATACTCCACCCTCTACACATAGCAGGTACTTCCGCTGCTCGTGAGGACTTCTTTACTCAGTACTTTGAATACACTTCAGATACTGAGTGTCCTGTATTCTTTCATAGGTGGTGCTGTATTGCGGGAGTTGGAGCTTTCTTAGGCCGCTCGCTTAGTTTCTCGCATGGCCAATTTTCCCTGTATCCTAATGTCTATTCAATGTTAGTAGGTGTGGCCGGAACCCGAAAGTCTACAGCTATAAAACTGATGAAGAAACTTCTGGTGTCTGCTGGCTACACCACACTGGCAGCAGATAAGACTAGCAAAGAAAAGTTTCTCTTAGACTTAGCAGGTGATACAGGAGAAGAAACTTCTGGCCGAGAGCGGCGAGGTAAACTAGCCGAAGTATCTCTAGACTTAATTAATATATTTGGAGAAGATCATGTCGCAGATTCCACGGTCGATAAAGAAATGCTCATTGCAGCGGATGAGTTTAACGATTTCTTTGGTAATGGTAACATCGAGTTTGCTTCTATGCTTGGCTCTCTCTGGGACTATTCTGGAATCTACAAGTCTAGAATCAAGACTGGCCGCTCCGTTGCCGTCTATAATCCAACAGTCTCTATATTGGGCGGTAATACTCCTACAAACTTGTCACTTTGTTTTCCTCCTGAAATTCTTGGGCAGGGATTCTTCTCCCGCTTGCTCCTTGTATACGGAGAGCCAACAGGAAAGAAAATAACATTTCCTAAGCCAGCATCAGCGGAACTCTCAGCAGAACTAATACAGTTTCTATATAAAATAAAACAGAACTGTGCTGGAGAACTCGCGGTTTCTGCGGGCGCCGAGAAACTTCTTGATAAGATTTATAAAACTGAGATAGGAGTTGATGATGTTAGATTCGACAGCTATAATAATCGTAGGTTCACTCATCTTCTTAAACTTTGTATCACTGTGGCTGCTTGTAATCTTTCAAAGAAGTTATCAGAAGCAGATGTACTTTATGCAAACACTATTCTTACACACACTGAAAGACTCATGCCTAAAGCTCTCGGAGAATTTGGGAAGTCGAGACACTCAGATGTAATGCACCGATTAGTACAAATTCTGGAAGGCTCGAATAAGCCTCTGGGAATTAAAGACCTCTGGGAATATGTAGTACAGGACTTAGATAAGCTTAATGATTTAGCGGAGCTAATGAGGAATCTAGTAGTAGCAGATAAAGTGCAGAGTACCTCGCACGGATTTCTACCTAAGAGAAAAGTAGCAACTGAAGTACCGAAAGATACAGTTGATTTTAATTTATTAACACAGGAAGAAATTGGAGGTTAGAGATATGG